CCTGCCGGCCTGCCCGCCCCAATGATTATGCGGCGGTACCTCCTGCCCGAGGAGGGACATGTGTGGCTCAAGCGTGACTTTAGTGCGCAGGAGATGCGCATCATGGCCCACTTTGCCGAGGGCAGGTTGTTTGACGCCTTCCGCCTTGACCCAACCACAGACCCCCACGTTGCCGTGCAGCGCATGATCAAAGAGTTGCTGGGCATTGATATGCCCCGCAAGTACGTGAAGATCACAGGCTTTGGAATTATGTATGGACGCGGAGTGCCAAACTTATCTGTTGCCCTGGGAGTTGATCAAGACGAAGGCAAACGCGTACGGGACGCTTACTATGCAGCTCTGCCGGAGATCCAACAGCTCAGTTACGATACGCGCAACCGGGGCAAGCGTGGACAGTTCATACGCACTTGGGGTGGGCGAGTGTATTACCGTGAGCCTGACCCCGCAAGGGATCTCAGTTACAAGTTGCTCAACTACCTTATCCAAGGCAGCGCGGCGGACCAAACCAAGCAAAGCATGATAGACTGGGAGCGTGACCGTGCCCCTGGCGATGTGCTGCTGGCCGCTGTACACGACGAAGTTAACATCTCCGCCCCTGCGGACGATGTGCCGGGTGCCATGCGGCGTCTGCGCCTAGCCATGAACGCCGACAGGTTTGACGTTCCATTCCGTAGCGAAGGCTACACCGGCCCCAACTGGGGCGACATTGAGGGGTACAGTGATGATTGATGATACACAGATGAACATAAAGCCCGCATTCCGTTGGTCGTTCAGCCAGTGGGAGGCATACAACCAGTGTCCACAGAAATGGAACTTCCAGAGCAAGCTGCGGCTCCCGCGCCGTCCGCCGGGGCCTGCCGCCGCCCGTGGCTTGCAGATGCACGACACGGTGGAGCAGTACATCAAAGGTGCGGACCCCAGCGTGCTGCACCCGGACATTGACCGTAAGTACATCCCCATTCTGGACGCTTACCGCAACCACCCCAATGGCGACCGCTACACTGAGAAGAAGCTGGCCTTTGACCACGAGTGGTACCTCTGCTCGCCACAGAGCAAGTTCGCTGCCTGCGTGGCGGTGCTTGACGCTGTGCGCTACAACAAGAGTGGTGCAGACGTCAAGGGCGTGCTGGAGATTGGCGAGTGGAAGAGTGGCAAGCCTAAGGACACTCACGGTGACCAGCGCAAGCTCTACGCTATGTTCGGTATGCGGGCGTGGCTGGCAGACGAGGTGCGCGTGACCACCTACTACCTGGAGGACACCGCTCCCCCGCAGCGCGTAGTGCTAGCGAGCGAGGCTGGCTACGACAAGCTGAAGGCCCTATGGCAGGACCGCATCAGTACCATGCAGCGTGACGAGATATGTGCGCCGCGCCCTGGCTTCTACTGCCGGTTTTGTGACTATGCAAAGGCCCAGGGCGGGCCGTGTCAGTTTGGTGCTTGACCCGTGCGTGAAAGCTACATAGAAGGAAAGGTGAAACGCTGGGCACGCGCCAAGGGCGTCCTGCCACTGAAGATGAACCCCGCCAGTACGGCGGGGTATCCTGATGATCTATTTGTGTTCCGCGGGCGTGTGGCATTCATAGAGTTCAAAGCGCCGGGGCGCAAGCCTCGGCCTCTACAGCATGCACGTATTGCGGAACTTCGAGAGCAGGGCATCCCTGTAGGAGTGATTGACAATGTCGACGACGGAATTGCGTTCTTGGAAGCCGCGCTCTTATCAAGAGCAAGCGGTGCGCTTAGGAGTCTCGCAGGCGTGCGCTGGGTTTCTTTTACGACCCGGCATGGGCAAGACTACTATCAGCTATGCGATAATCAAGATATTGAAGAGCAAGGGCTTGATCAAGCGCACGCTGGTGATAGCCCCGCTGCGAGTGGTGTACAACGTCTGGCCCAAGCAGAAGAATGATTGGGCCGAGTTTGCTGACCTACGCGTCAAGGTGCTGCACGGTAAGCATCGGCTAGACAACCTGCACGACCTTGACGCCGACATCTACTGCATAAACCCCGAGGGGCTGGAGTGGCTTGACACACCAGAGAACCTTGCTTGGATGCGCCAGCACTTTGATGTGCTCATTATTGATGAGTCCACCAAGTTCAAGAACACGGGCACGCAACGGTTCAAGCGGGTGCGCAAGTTCATCCAACACTTCAAGCGCCGGTATATCCTCACTGGTACGTTCACCCCCAATGGATTGATGGACCTGTTTGGGCAGGTCTACCTGCTAGACGAGGGCGCTGCGCTGGGGCGCTTTATCACCCACTACAAGACCAAATACTTCTACCCCACTGACTACATGGGCTACAATCTAGCCCCGCACGCGTGGGCGATGGAAGAGATTGCCAGCAAAATAGAGCCCCTTACCCTGGTGCTTGACCGCGAGGGCAATCTTGATATGCCAGAGCTCATCTTTAACGATGTGCTGGTTGACCTACCCCCCACCGCCCGCAAGCAGTACGACCAGATGGAGGCCCACATGCTTGCCACTCTAGACGCAGAGCTGGTGGTGGCTGCCAATGCGGCTGTCGCTACAAGCAAGTGCAGGCAGATAGCGAATGGGTGCCTGTTCACCAACGCGGGCGACGGCACCTGGACTGACCTGCACGACGCTAAGGTAGACGCACTCAAAGACTTGGTTGAGGAGCTCAGCGGGGAGAGTGTGCTGGTGGTGTACGAGTTCAAGCCAGACCTAGACAAGCTGCGCAAAGCTTTCCCCAACGCGGTGCTGCTCACTGGGGGCAATGCCGCGCAGGATGCCAAACACATCGGCCTGTTTGCGGGCGGATTTGTGCAGATGGGGCTGGGGCAGTTCACTAGCATCAGCCTTGGCATTGACGGCTTGCAGAACAAGTGCCGCAACGTAATCATGTTCGGGCTTACGTGGAACTTGCAAGACTACAGCCAAACCATCGACCGTATCTGGCGTCAAGGCCAGCAAGCCGACACGGTGATTGTACATCGTATCATTGCCAAAGAAACTGTGGACGAGCGTGTGCTCCGTGTACTCAACAACAAGGACGCAACGCAGAGCAACTTCCTCACGCTGTTGAAGAGCATGAAGCGCCAATAGGCTGTAGCTATTGAGACGCATTCTCAATTGGAAAATACAATTTGCCTGTGAAACTCAAAAAGGCATAATTAACTCTCAACGGTACTAGTTTGCGATGAACATCTTTTATTTAGACCACAACCCACGCACCGCTGCCGAAATGATGCACGACAAGCATGTGGTCAAAATGATTCTCGAAACGGCACAAATCCTCAGCACCGTGTGTCATCGGCACGACACTTGGGTTGAGGAAATGTATCGCCCCACACATCCGCACCATCCCAGCGTAGTGTGGGCAGGCGACAGCAGCGCGCACTTCCATTGGCTGGTGGAGCATGGACAGCACCTGTGCAATGAATACAATTATCGCTACGGGCGGTTCCACAGGAGTGGCCCCGTAATTGATTTATGCGGAGCCGAAGCGCCCGTGCACTTTCCGGCACGCACGTGGGTCCAGCCCACGCAAGCCATGCCAGACGAGTTCAAAATTGCCGGTGACAGCGTTGCTGCTTACCGAGCATATTACCTGGGGCGGAAGGTAGAGCAAAGTAGTTGGACACGCCGCCCCGTGCCAACGTTCGTTTTAGAAGGAAAAGCCAACATGGCTAAGAAGAAGCAAGTGGAGTCCGTTGAGACTTCTACCTCCGCAGCGGCAGACGCACCGGCTGCACCCAAGAACGCACCGGGTGCTCCCGTGGGCGCTCGTGGCCCCAAGGGCGTGGCGCTGGACGCCATTATCAGCCTCAAGGTTGAGGGCAACCCCAAGCGTCCGGGCAGCAAGGCGCACGACGCATTTGCGCAGTACGTGGACGGGATGACGGTGCAGCAGTTCCTTGACGCCGTGGGCCAAGCCGCCACCCCCAACCTCGTGTACGATGCCGCGCACGGCTTTATCGCCATCGAGGGGTACGACCCCAAGCTGGTGGTGAAGAAGGAGCGTGCCCCCAAGGCTCCTAAGGAGCCCAAGGCCCCCCGTGGTAAGAAGGCCAAGGCCGCCACCGCTGAGGCAGCCCCTGCCTCCGTTGACGACGTAGCGGTTGAAGAGACCATCGACTGATGGCCATGGACGTCCTTATTCCAACATACGGGCGTCCACAACAAGCCAGGCAGCATACCCTCCGTGCTCTTAGAGCCGAGGGCGTGCTGCCTGTTCTAGTTGTGCAGCACCGTGAGCACACTCAGTACGCGTGGTACGACGGGCCCGTGCACGTGCTGCCGCCGCACATCCAAACCGTAGCCCCCACACGGGACTACTTGATACACAGCGATATTTGGAAGGAGCGCTTTGTTGTCATGCTTGATGATGACCTGCACTTCTTTGCCCGCCGCGTGGACGAACCCACCAAGTTCCGCGCCCTGGCACCGTTTGAACTGCGCCGCATGCTAGATCAGATTGAGGGCAGGCTAGACCTCTACCCCCACGTGGGCATCGCTCCACGGGAGGGTGGCAACCGTAATACGGAACAAGTGATGCTCAACACGCGCATCATGCGCGTGCTGGGGTATGACAGGCACTACCTCCGCACCCACAACATCACGTTTGCCCCCATGCCCGTGATGGAAGACTTCCACGTTAGCTTGCAGATTCTTAAATCTGGCAAGGACACGCTGGTGCTCAACAACTGGTGCAACAACCAAGCCGAGGGTAGTGACGCCCCCGGTGGCTGCTCTAGCTACCGCACCATGGCGCTCCAGGCCGAGGCAGCGCATCTGCTTGCTGCGCTGCACAAGCCCTACGTCAGTGTAGTGGAGAAAGAAACCAAGACCGCTTGGGGTGGTGGCACCCGTACCGATGTAGTGGTGTACTGGAAGAAAGCGAGACAGCATGCTGCATCTAACGCATGAACTTGCCTACTGGATAAACGAGCGCCACCGCATCAAGCTCGCCAAGGAGGCAAAGGACACTCCACCGTGGAGCAAGGACCCCGTATTCAACACTGTGCGGTTCTGCAACGTACACCGGGAAGACGATAAGGTAACCCGTTGGATCCGCAAGTATTGGAACCGTGGTACCGACCCCGCTTGGCGGTTTGTGGTGGGCCGCATGATCAACCTGCCTGAGAGCCTTGAGCAGTTGCTATACTGTGACTTCCCCTGGCAGATGAAAGATGTGCTGAAAAAGCGCGTTGCCCAGGGACACAAGGTGTTCACCAGTGCGTACACCATCAGTACGTGTGGGCGCAGCATGGATAAGCTGGACTATGTATTTGATCATGTTGTGGGCGGCACCCCTGCAGAACTTAACTACAGTGGGCTGTCCTACGCTGCCGCTAGCTTGGAAGTTGTAGATGGGCTGGGCAGTTTTCTAGCAGGGCAAGTGGTTGCTGACATGAAGAATACTCACGGCCACCCCCTGCACGACGCACCTGATTGGTGGACATGGTCAGCGCCTGGGCCGGGTAGCCTGCGGGGGTTGAGCTGGTACTTCAATAAGGAGGCAATGCTGAACAATATTCAATCAATAACTCCTAGAGAATACAGGCACGCTCTGCGTGCTTGCAGGCATGAGGTTGACCCACTTGTGCGGCCAGAGGTGCCACGCATTAGTGACCAAGACTTCCAAAACTGCTTGTGCGAGTTCAGCAAGTGGTGCAAGGTCAAGTACATGAACGGACATGTGAGGAACAGATATGATCCACTCCATAACTGAAAACAATGTGAACGATGCGTTTGACTCCGCGTGGCATTACCTGAGCGTTGCTGGCGTGGAGGAGCCCAGCCGTAACGGACCCGTTATGGTTGCCCCCACCCCGGTGGTGACTACCTACCTGCGCCCCATGGAGCGGGTGTTGTTCAGCCCCCGGCGCGACGCCAACCACGTATTCCACTTGATGGAATCTATTTGGATGCTGGCTGGGCTTAGTGACGTAGAGTGGCTCAGCCAATTCAGCAGCAACATCAGCACCTACGCGGAGCCTGACGGCTACATCCACGGGGCGTATGGAGCACGCTGGCGCAACTGGTTTAATGACGGCATGTACGACCAACTGCCCGCCATCATCAACATGCTGCGCACCAACCCGCAGAGCAGACAAGCCGTGTTGCAGATGTGGGACCCCACCGCGGACCTGGAAGGCGCGTGGCGGGACAGACCCTGTAACACCGCTATCTACTTTGACTGCCGTGGCGGCAAGTTGAACATGACGGTGACCTGCCGCAGCAACGACATTTTGTGGGGCTGCTACGGAGCCAACGCCGTGCACATGAGCGTGTTGCAGGAGGTAATGGCTCACGCCGTGGGGGTGCCCGTGGGAGTGTACCGGCAGTTCAGCAACAACTGGCACGCCTACACAGACAACGACAAGGTTAAGGACTTCCTGCGCTATCCGCCCGTGGGAGGCTTTGACTACTACGCGGCAGGCAGTGCAGTGGCGCTCCCACTCATCTCTGGCAAGGAAACGTGGCAGCACTTCCTCGATGACTGTGAGCGGATTGTTAACGGGTTCCGCGCCATGGACACGGTTTTCATGGATAGGGTGGCTGCGCCCTTGCGTGATGCGTACCTGGCCCGTAAGACTGGCGAAAGCTACGACATCAGCAACGTGCCAGAGTGTGATTGGAAGTTGGGTTTTCAACAGTGGTGTGAAAGGAGAGAGATCAAGTGAGCGCAAACGAGAAGCAAGTGGGCGGAGACCATTACCGCACGCATGGGCAGAAGCTCCAGCATTGGGACTTGGCCGTCATGTACCAGTGGGACCCCTTCCAGTATCAAGTCACCAAATACCTGATGCGCTGGAAGCACAAGCACGCCACGTATGAAAGGCGACTTGAGGACTTGAAGAAGGCTGCGCACTTTCTGCAAAAGTACATTGAGGTCGCCGAGGAGTACGAAGCCGTAGAGAGCAAGGAACTAGGTACGGTGCCCCTGCCCATCCGCCCACAGGCTGCTGA